GCCCTACGGGCCGACCCCTCCCTGCGCTCGCACGCGAGCGCCTGGGGGAGGGGTATGTCAAAGGCAACGGCAACGGCAATGGCAACGGCGTCCTACCCCCTGCCCCCTTCCTGAAGGAAGGGGGGAAAGGCTGCGGCCGGTTACTCGTCCCAGTCGTCCTGCTCGGCGAGGCAGTCGGTGCACCAGCCGCTTACCAGCTCCGCCAGCCAGGTCCAGTTTCGGCATCCCGGGCAGCGGGCCACCCGCCCCGCGAGCGCCTCCAGGTCGTCCACCAGGAGCAACTCCACCCCCAGGTCGAGCGCCCGCAGCGCCACCGGAACCGGCATCTCCGTGCCCACCAGGTGAGACGCCAGGCGCGCCAGCTCCGCCTGCGTCAGGCGGCGGGTGTGGCGCATAGCCTGCACCCGGGCGGCGTCCGTCATCGTCATCGTCGCCTCGGCGGCGCGGTCGAGTGGGTCCATCAGGCGTCACCTGCGTCGGGGGCCGCGTCGGGGGTTGAAACCCCCGCCTTCCGGGAGCGCCCCTCCGGGGCGCCCTGCGCGCGGCCCATGAAGGTCCAGCCGCACTCGGGGCATTGCTCGTTGTAGTAGGTCCACGGCGAGAGCCAGCGGCCGCACTTGCGGCAGCGGCTCGCGGTGAACCGGGGCGACTGCTGCAGGTGCTCCTGGTTGATGCGCTCGGGCCGGTGGCCCAGGTCGCGCAGGGCGGCGGCGAGATCGTTGTGCGTGCCGAGCAGACGGTCGGCCACCTGGTGGATGTCACCTACACGGAGGCGGATGCCGGGCATTCAACCCACCCCCCCGGATGCGCCTACCCCGCCCGCCTGCGGCGGGCACCCCTCCCCGCAGGGGAGGGGGGACGGGGCCGCCAGCTCGGTTGGTTCCGCGGCGATGTACTGGCCGCGCCCATAGATGTCACGGCAGACACCCCACCTGCGCCCATCCGGGTCCGCCGCCGTCAGGCGCGCGGCACTGTCGGCCAAGGTTTGGTCGTTGCAGGCGCTGCAGAGGTCGGGCTCGACCCACTCGCAGCCGCCGTCGCAGGCGTGATCGTCCGTGCAGCCGCAGACGCGGCAGCGGCGGACATCCGGGAAATCGTGGCCATCCAGTGCTTCGAGGCGGACCAGCGAGATCATCTCGGCCTCCGCGCGGACGGCGTCGCGGATCAGGGCGTCGAGCTGCTCGGGCTCCAGCTCCACACGGACGATCTCGAAGCGCTCCGTTTTGATGAGCGTGCCGCCGTCTACACAACTGCAATACATGACGATCTGGTCCACGTTGATGCGGGTGGTACCTGGGACCGTGATGAAGGGCATCAGACCTCACCCCCGACGGCGCCTACCCCACCCGCCTGCGGCGGGCACCCCTCCCCATTGGGGAGGGGAGGGGCAGCGGCGGTGGTGCTGGGGGCGGCGGCCTGCTCCCGATCGAACTCGATGGCCGCGACGTTGATCGCCGCCACGAGGGGCTCGAGCATGTCACGCAAGGCGGCGCCAGCGGCGGTGAGGGAGTAGTACTCCTCGTCACCCGGCTCCTGCGCCACCAGGCCCAGGTCGCGGGCCACCAGGAGGAGATCGAGCGGGGGCGGGAGATATGTCCAGTGGAGACCATTGCCCGCGTCATCCGGGCCGGGCAGGGCGGAGATGATCTCGTAGAGAGTGGTGAGGTCGAAGCCAGACTCTGCGTCAGCGGTGTGGGACGCCTCAGGGCAGAGCGCCTCGGCAACGGCCGCCTGCAGTATGTGCTTGAGTGAGGCGTACCAGCGCTCTTCTACCACGTAGAACCAGAGCGTGGTCGGCGGGATGTCGAGAGCCAGAGCGGCCTCCGGGTGACCAATTGACCCTGCGCGAATGAGCACCTGGGCAGCGCCGGCGAACCGGCCGTGGGACAGCCACTCGAATGTAAGCGGAACGGTCACGGGCGGGCGATCGAAATCGGGCATGTGTAGTCCTTTCCGGGCGGATTGGTGAGGCGGGACGGCTACGGCGGGCCGGCAGGATGCCGGCGCTCCTACGGCTACGGCGGGCCGGGCGGTAGCCGGTTCGTCGAACGGCGGGACGGCTACGGCGGGCCGGCAGGATGCCGGCGGTCCTACGGATACGGCGGGCCGGCGGTGCTCCGGGCCGCAATAGGGCGGCGGGGGCGGAAGCGGGGCCAGAGGCCTGCTCGTCGCGTAGATCACCGCCAGCTCGATGAGGATGACCAGCGTGAGGAGCAACAACGCAAGCCAGTCCGGAACGGAGCGCTGCGGACGACGGGCTGCGATCCGACGGGACGGTGTCGCGGGTGCGGGACGGACGGTCCTACGGCGGGCCGGCTGGTAACCGGCCACTCGAACGGCCGGATGGGCACGCCTACGCGCAGGCGGGGTGTAGACATAGTGACGGCGGGCGGGTGCGGTCATCATGGTCACCAGAGGTTCGCCTCGATGGGACTGCCGAAGGTGCTGGTCTCCAAATTGAGCGGGCCGCGGGGGCCCAGGCCGAGCTGCAGGGCAATCTGCCGGGCCTGGCGCAACGAGGTCAGCGCCATGCCGAAGTGGTTCTCCACGCCGCGCTTGTATGTCATCTTCCCGGTCACGGGGTCGAAGTCTTTGACCAGGGCCTTGGCGTGGCGCTTGATCAGCTGTGTGATGTCCAGGCGGGGCGAGGGCAGCTTGATCAGGCCGGCCGCCACCTCGTCGGCCATCTCGTCAATCGCCGTCGTGCGGTCGTCCACCACCACCCGCAGCGGCTGGGCCGTGTCCTGCTCCTCCCAGCGGACCGCCAGGGACTGGGCATTCAGATAGCTCATGGCGCCGTTGAGGCCGGAACGCAGGAGGCGCTTGGCATTCGACTTGTTGGGCAGGGCGTCAATGACGAAGAAGTCCACGCCATTTGCGGTCAGGCGTCGTCCCAGCAACTCCCAATCGTCCTCGATGACTTCGGCCCAGCCCACCGCCAGCAGCTCCTGCCAGTAGACCCCGATGAGCAGGTGCAACTGGTCGCCCTGGTCAATGCCGGCGACGACCAGGGGCCCCGACTCGCCGCGGGGGACCACCAGCGTCGCGCGGTAGCCGTCTACGCCCAGGGGCCAGTCGCCACAGGCGCCCTGCAGGACGCTCTCGGAGAGCGGCTGGCGATCGCCGGGGAAGGGCAAGCCGAGGAGGGAGATGGTGAAGTTCTCCAGCTTGGTGCGGGAGCGGGCGCAGGGGGCCCAGCGGCGCTGCAACTCCTGTGGAGACATCGCCGGGCCGTAGAGCTGGGAGAGGCGATAACCCGAGACCTCGCGCCCCGGGTGGCGCGCGACCCACTCGCAGCGGGTGCGCGGAGAGATCAGGCGGGCATCGCACTTGAGACATAGCAGCTCCGGGGTCTTAGCGCGCTTGAGCGCCCGGAAGTTGTCGGGCCACTCGTCCTCCAGGCAGTGCCAGGTGGCGCAACGCGGACAACGATGCAGCCAGACCTTCTGGTCGCTGGCCTCGTAGCGCTCCGCAATGCCCCAATCCGGGACGCTGGGCTGCGACAGCTCCAGGATGCGCTTGAAGGTGCTGTGGAGGAGGCGGTCGCCCAGCCAGACGGCCAGGTCCTGGTCCACCTCATCCACCTCGTCGAGGATGTAGGCGTCCAGGTCCAGGGACTTCACGTCCTTGCGCTTCTGGAGGCCCATGAACCAGGCGCTGCCGCCGCCGATGTGCTTGATGCGCAGGTGGTCGGCGGACTTGCGGCGGGCCCGGACCGCGCCGTCGAGCCGGTCGAAGACCTTACCCTCCAGCGTGGCGCGGGCGAGATCCGGGTCGGCATTGATGATCGGGTCCACGCGGTCCTGGACGAAGGCCGTCATGAAGTCGCGATCCGACAGGTAATAGCCGACCTTGCGCCCCTGGACGCACCAGTGGATGAGCTTGCCGATGGCGAGGGTGGAGAGGCCGAGCTGGGCGGCCTTCTGAAAGACAAGGTGCGGCGCGGGATCCGTCACGGGAGCCCGCAGGAACTCATGGCCGAGCAGGGACCAGGGCCGTCCGCCGGGGCGAATATGGGCGGCAAAGAAGGCCAGGGGCTCGGTCGGGAAGACCGTCGCCGCCCCCAACATGTCCGAGGCGAGCCGCGCCGCGGCCGCAGGCTGGTTAGCCACCGGCCACCTCCGGGAGCGCGGGCGCCTGGGCGAGCGGCGCCAAGATGGGCTCGACCAACTGCCAGACCTTGGGGTGCTGCTTGAGCAAACCACACAGCTCGACGGCGGCGCGCCGCATGCTCTCGCGCTCGGTCTCCGAGAGGCGGGCGCGCTTGAGGGCCAGCTCGAGCGAGCGGAGGGCCGTGCCCGCCTCCGCGCTCTGGACGGCGGACAGGGCGCGGGCGGCCTGGAGCGCGAGCTTGAGCAGGTCATCAGGATTCAGGCGGTTCATGTGGACCGGGTCCAGCGCCTCGACCGCGGCCTGGAGCTTGAGGAGCAGCGATTTGACCATCGTCTGGGCCAGGCTGTCCTCGACCCCCAGGTCGCGGGCGGCGCGCACGAAGACCGCGGTCTGGGCCTGCCGATGCATCAGATCCAGCACGTAGGGCAGGACGTGCTTGCGGTAGTGACCCGAGAGGTTCTGGGGGGAGGCGTCAATGCCGTGTTCGGCCAGGAGGGCCGCGATGTCCGTGTGGGGATGGCCGGCCAGGAGCATCATGTTGACGGCGCGCCGCAACTCCTGGTGGGGGGTGACCAGGCGGCAGAGCTTGCAGTTGGAATGGATGCAGGGCAGATCATAGAACTGGGGCGGGAAATCAGCCACGAAGTTCGCGATGTCGCGGCGAGTAAGATGTGGCGCCTCGTGGGTAGTGGTCTCCTTGATGCGCTTGAGGACCTCAGCGTGGGTGAGGGCCCGGGGCGAGCGCTTGCGGGCCGGCGGCTGGGCGGCCGGCTGGGGTGCCGCCTGGCGCGGCGTCCTGTGTTTGCTCGTCTTTCCCGTGCGCATGGCCGATGGCATCACATATTGTCCTTGAGCCAGTCCCGTAGGGCCTGGTAGTCTGCCTCAGCGATTGCCGCCACGTCCTGACGCAGGCGGAGCGATCGTCGGTAGCACATCGCGACCGGGCAGTCAGACCGTCGCACCATCCGCCGATAGAGGTTGCGGTATGTGAGCTTGAGGCCGGTCTCGCTCGCGAAGCGATGTGCCACCTCAGTGATCGTCAGCATTGGTACTGGCTGGGCCATGTCGGACCTCGTAGCTGCGGATGGGCGACGTTGATCAGAGCGGCAGTGTCGCCTGGCGCGGGGCGCGGGGCGGCGGTCCCAGCAGCTCCTGCAGGCGGGCCAAGTCGCGCTCGGCGATGGCCGGGTAGACCCGATGCTGCCGCCCCGGCGACCACGCGCGCAGCCTGATCGGGCAACAGGGCCCCTCCAGGCGGCGGCGCAGGGTGCGGTACGACTCCCGATAGCCTCGGTCATTAAGCCAGGCGGCCGCGGCCCAAAGGGGCAAGACCGCCTGCGGCGAGTGACGAGTGACAGTGGGCATGAGCGGCACCTCGGAGACGGCGACGGCAGGTGACAGGTTATAGGTGACAGGTGACGGCTACGGCATGGGCCGGGGGTTGAAACCCCCGTCTATTGGGACCGCCCCTCCGGGGCGGATGGGTACGGCGGCTGGGCCGGGCGCGGACCGGCACAGGTACGTCCCATGGCCATTACGGCATGGGCCGGGGGTTGAAACCCCCGTCTATTGGGACCGCCCCTCCGGGGCGGGAAGGGTACGGCTCCTCACCCTGAGACCGCGGCGCGGTCTCTTCCCTCTCCTGCGCGCGATGCGGCCGCGCTCGGGAGAGGGGAACGGCTACGGCCACGGCAGCCGGCAGGATGCCGGCGCTCCTACGGCTACGTCGTCGGCTGGGCCTTGGCGTCGGCCAGGGTGTAGCCGAAGTTCTCCTTGGATATGACCTCCAGGCCCAGGGCCCCGAGCTTCTCGTTGTTGGTCTGGCCGGCGTTGTAGGCCGCGAGAGCGGCCGCCTTGTCAATCTCGCACTTGAGGCGGATGAAGCGCGCGCCCGCCTTCGCGACGAGCTTGTCATAGGCGTCCCGGAGCGGGGCCAGCATGACCTCCAGCGCCGCCGCGATCGTGAAGCCCTTCTTCACCGCACACTCGGTCGAGGCGGTGAACTGGATCGTGCCGTGGTTCAGGCGCTTGGACTTGGCCGGGAGCAGCTCGGGCAACTTGGCCTCCGCGAAGGCCTTCATGTTGGCTTCGAGCTGCTTGATGAGCTTCTGGTCATCCGCGACGCCGGCGCAGATGTCATCGGCCCGGGCGCGGAGCTCGTTGGCCTCGGCCTCGGCCTTCGCCACGCGGGCGGCGGCGGCGCGGATCGCGGCCAGCGCCTCGTCCACTTCGTCCCAGCTCGTGTAGACGGGTGCGTCCTCGACTTTCTTCTTGGCCATGATGACTGGTCTCCTCATGAATAGGGCCGGGGGTTGAAACCCCCGTCTTTCGGGACCGCCCCATCCGGGGCGGGAAGGCGGCGGCCGCGCGGCTAGACGACTTCGAGCCGGCCCTGCAGGCCGGCGCGGCGACTGGCCTCGTCGCGCTGCAAATGCTCACAGATGCCCTTGAAGTACTTCTCGTCGTGGCCCGTGCGATAGCGCTCGAGCCAGATTGCGGCCGCGGCCCGAAACACGACGATCGGGTAGCGGCCCAACATGCGCACGATGCCGTCCATCTGGCGCTGGGACAGCGCGCGGGTGCGCGCGCGATAGCGGCGCCAGTCGTCCAGCAGGATCGTCAGCGCCGTCACATCGCCCTCCGTCATCGCACCGGGCCACAGACGACCGAACTGCCGACAACCCGCAGCGAACTCGCGGAGATGATGCGGGGCGCTGTACGCGCCGTCGCGGTAGACCCCATCCACCGGGGTGTTGCGGCGGATGAGGTCCGCCGTGTAGGCCTCGTACTGCGCCGGCGACAGCCCCCGCGATGACGCGACGCCGTAGCGCGCCTGCAGCTCGTCCGTCACGTCGGCATGCGTCAACCCGGCATTGCGGGCCAGCGCGTAGAGACGACTGATCTGGCGGTCAGTGGGCATGGTCTGCCACCTCTCCAGCCACCGCCGGGGTTCCGGGAGCCGGGGTGCGGGGTGCGGGGACGGCAGGGACGGAACCGGCGACGGCGGGCGGGACGGCGACGGCGGACGGGACGGCGACGGCGGGCGGGACGGCGACGGCACAGCCGGGGGTTGAAACCCCCGTCTGTGGGGAGCGTCCCTCCGGGACGCCCACACCACGTGAGGCGGGACTGGAGTCCCGCGCTCCAGGGGCGGCGGCGCAGCCGGGGGTTGAAACCCCCGTCTGTGGGGAGCGTCCCTCCGGGACGCCCACACCACGTGAGGCGGGACTGGAGTCCCGCGCTCCAGGGGCGGCGGCGGGCTGGAAGCCCGCACTACTGAGGGAAGGGATGGTCATGTCAGGCCACCGCCCCGATGAGGTAGTTGGCGGCGCACTCCTGGATGCGCTGGGGCGTGATCCGCTGGCCACGCGACTCGGGGCCGGACAGGAAGCGCAGCATCCGCTCGAGGTGCCCCAAGTTGCCGCCCGTCTGGCGGTAGATCTCACTGATCGTCTTCTCGTCAAAGCGGCTCGCGAGCATCCGCGTGACCTCGTCGGGGGTGGCCGGGGGGATGGCATAGTGCACGCCCACGCGACGCTGCAACGCCGGGCGCTGGGCCAGCACCGTCAACACCGAGGGGCAGCCCAGGAAACAGAAGCCCGCGTCGGCCTCCTCGGCCAGATAGCGGAGGAGATCCATGTCCGCAGCGCGCAACTGATCGGCCTCGTCCAGGATGACGAAGAGCTGCCCGCCAGCGAGGCGCGCCCGCACGGCCTCGTACAGCGGCTGGGTGTAGCGCGGTCGCTCGCGCACCCCGACCGCCTCGGCCACGGCCAGCAGGATGGTGCGGGGCGTGGACAAGTGCCTGGTCGGGCAGACCCCGATGCGGGCCCCGGCATTGCGGCTGACATAATGCTCGGCACAGACCGTCTTTCCGGCTCCGGCCAGCCCCGTAACCACGCTCAACGGCTCCGACTGGCCGACCAGCCCCTGCGCCATCTCGAGCACCTGCTGAGTGCGCGCGTAGCAGGCAAAGCGCCAGATGTTCTCGTGGGCGGTGCGGCGTCTCATGGCGAACAGCTCCTTTCCGGCGGGTGTGACGGCAGTTGAGAGTTGACAGTAGACAGTAGACAGTAGATAGTAGACAGGACACAGAGACGGCTCGGCACCTACCCCGCCGGCTGCGCCGGCACCCCTCCCCGCGGGGAGGGGGAACGTCAACGGCTGCCGCTGGGCGGCGGCGGCGAATGGTCAGCCGGTGGCGGAGGCGGGCAGCTCGCCCAGGAAGAAGTCGTCCGCCGCGGCGGCGCGGGCCGCGGCCTGCCGGACCGGGTCCGGGACCTCCTGCGGGAAACCTGTCAACACCGGCGGGGCCTGGGCGGCCGCTTCGCGGAGGCGCTCCGTCAGGTCAGCCCGGGCCGCGGGATTGGCCAACGCCTGGTCCATGAAGGCCCTGCGCTCGGCCGCGACAGCGAGGTTCTCGCGACGCCGGCGCGCCAACTCCGCCGCCGCCAGCGCCGTGCCGGCCAGGAGCGGATTGTCCTGGGCCGCGACGCACAGCCGGCGGCCCTCGACGTAGACGTAGACCTCGCGCACATCGTCGGGGTCATAACGGACCTCGACCGTGAGGCCGTGACAGCGCAATAGCGCCTCATGGCAGTAGCTCAAGCCGTGGCAACTGATGCGGCCGCGCGAGACCTTGCGATAGACGCGGGGCAACAGCGCCTGCTCCAAGTAGGCCTCCGAGAAAGTGATTGGCCGCGGATTGCTCATCAGCCAGGACTGCAGCGGCGTGAGCCCCGTGGAGCGGTTCACCTGATGATGGTAGGTGCCGACGATCCACTGCCAGAGCAACTCATTGGCCTGGGCCAAGGTGAGCAAACGACGGCCGTCGCGCTTGTCTATGAAGACGGGGTCGGGGGTTTGGTCGGGGGTTGAAACCCCCTGCGCTCGTTCCGAGCGCTCCGTCTGTGGGAAGCGCCCCTCCGGGGCGCCGGGGACGGCACCCTCACCCTGAGACCGCGGCGCGGTCTCCTGGCGGAAGTCCTTGGCGGGGTCCACGCGGAGGTCGCCCTGGTTGTTGTTGCCACAGTAGCCCGGAAAGAGCGGCTCGCAGCCGTGGTGCAACGTGCCGATGGTCCGCTCGACCTTACCCTTATCTTGGGGATAGTACGGATGGCTGGCCTGGCGGCGGATGCCCAGGTTGGCCAGGACCGCCTCGAGATGGCGGCCCATGTAGACCTTGCCCCAGTCCACCAGGAGCTCGGCGGGCAGGCCGGCCTGGGGCCACTCGTCCGACTGGCGCCGGATGGCCTGGAAGAGGATCGTGGCGATCTCCGTGGAGGGCGTGGCCGGCGCATAGCGGGCATACATGATGGAGCGGGTGTGGGCGTCCGTGCAGACGGTGAGCTGGGGGCGGACGACGCGGCCGCCCACGACACAGAAGAAGTCGGCGACACTGCTGTCAATCTGCCACTGGTCGTTGGGGGCGGCGACCTCGATGGTGGCGTAGGCGCGGGCGTAGCGTCCGGCCTCGGCGAGGGTGGCCTCGCGGAGGCGGCGGACGGCGGACGGGGAGATGGCCTCGTCGGGAAACTGGTGCTGCAACTCCCTGATGAGGAGGGTGACGGGGACGGCCTGCCAGCGCTTGGAGAGGATCATGGCGCGGGCGGCGACCTGGACCTGGGGGGCGAGGGCGCGGCACCGGCCACGGGCGCCATTGCCGCGGCGCTGGGCCTCGCCATTGCGGAGGCGCTCGAGGCGGCGGTAGATGGTGGCCTCGGAGAGCCCCAGCCTGCCGGCGAGGGCGCGCACTTTTGCGCGGCGCACGGAGCGGTCGAGGCGGGGGTCCATGAGGCCGGCGGCCTGGAGGGCGAGGGCGACCTGGTCGGCGGCGGGAACGGCGGGGACCGGGGTTCGGGATCCGGGATCCGGCGCGGCAGCCTCCGCCGTCCGGCCGGGCCCAGGCGACCCGGCCGGATCAGAGGAGGAGAACATGTAAGTAGTGGGCTGCGCCGTGTCGGTCATAGCAGCTTGCCTTAGCTCTCCGACGGTTCCGGTTGAGCATCGAGCAGCGAGGAAAGGGGCAGGTCGAGAAGATACGCCAGGCTGGGCAGGTACTCCCAGCCGACCACAGACCGCCCGGCGAGCATGCGGTCCCACAGGGACGTAGGGCATCCGGTGAGCAGGCACGCGGTGCGCCTGGAGAAGGACGAGGCTGCCACGGCCTGCTTGATGCGGTCCGCCAAAACGGCGGGGGACGCGGGACGAGGTGTCGCGAGCAGATCGGGCAGGGAGATGCCGAGCGCTTTGGTGATCGCCGGCAGCCACTTGATGACGCGCGCCACATCGCGAGGGCCGGTCTCCAGGGAGACGATCGTGCCTGGCGTCACGCCAAGGGCGTTGGCTAGGTGGGTGGTGGATACCCCCTTGCGCGCTCGAGACGCGCGGAGGAGTTGGGGGAGGAGGTGGAGAATGTCACGGTGGTGGATGAGGGTCTGGCGGTCGTTGGCAGACAGGGGGATGAGGCGTGCGTTGTTCGACTGGCGGACAGCGGCTCTGGTCGTCATGGCTGGCTCCTATAGAGAATGGTGTCGGCCGGCAGGCCCACCACAGACCTGCAGGCCTTTTGCCCATGACCACCTGCTCGGGAGGATGCAGCCTGTTCAGCCTGGCGTCCGAGCCCGCCTGGGCTGAAGAATTGGGTTGTGCGGGTGGTGGTGGTCATGGCTTTGCTGGGGCCCAGATGGGACACTCCGAGCATTACGTCCGTAAACCGCAGGTTTACGGTGACTTCCAAGGTTGTGTCTTGGAGGTCCTCGCCATCGTAGCTCTTTGGTGTCCGCTTGTCAAGGGGGATGTGTGATATGTTGGTTCGCGGGACATACTCTATGGAGCAACTGCGGCCGCGGTGCCGGACGGGGCGATGCCATTGCAGATGGATGGTCTAGGAAAGAGACTTCGAGATGCGAGGGAGGCTGCCGGTCTGAGTGGGCGCGCGCTGGCCGCCAAGACTGGCCTGTCGCCTACCGCCATCAGTAAGATCGAGGCAGGCAAGCAAGGCGCTCGCCTCGAGACGATCGAGCGCTTATCCCAAGCTCTGGGCATACACCCTCGTGAGTTGGCGTACGGGGTCCGTCGCATCACTTCAGAGGAGAAGGAGGCCGCCAGGGCGTCCGTGCGGCGGGCGTCCTTCAGGGGGTTCCTGGAGGTCATGCGCCTGCGGGCAGATGTGGGCATCACACGGGACGAGCTGGCCCGGCGCACCCGGCTGAAGGTCGAGGTGGTCTCGGATATCGAGGAGGGGAAGCTGGTGCCCGACGGGCGGCAGCGCGTCCTGCTCGAGACCGTGCTCGACGGCCCGTTGCGGCAGATCAGTTGGGGCGACTTCGACGCGTACCTCACCGCGACCACGGCGACGCGCGACTGGGTGCCGGGCCTGCTCGAATTCGCGGCGTCACCCCTGGCCGAGTGCCTCGGCCTCACACCCTTACATATAGTGCTCCTCAACATCATGGCCCGGCAGGCCGAGTACTTCACGCCGGAGGGCGACGAGGAGTGGACCGAGCTGGCCCTCGCCCTGCGGCGGGACTACGGTCAGTACGACTTTCACCTGGTGCCGGACCTCCCGGTCGAGGTCCTGCTGCAGTTCGAGCGGGAACGCGAGCGGGCGCAGATTTCGGCCGGGTCAACGGTGCAAACAAGTGATGATACCACAGGTGCTGTCGCGCCGTCGGCAAGGTCGCACGATCCCCCCGATCAAGGCGATTGAACGAGTCCTGCGCCGCCTACCGACCGGCGTTGAAACCCCCCCGCTAACGTGAGCGAAACCCGGGGGACACGGCGCGCGCGGCGACACACAATCTGGGCCCTGACGAAAGCCTCACCATACCCGGTGAGGCTTTCGCGCGTTCTGCAACACGCCCCCCTGCGTCGCCGTCACGGTGGAACTGTTCCATCGTGCCGGGAGGGGGTTGCCACGCCGCGCGATGGTGTAATCTGAAAGCAGCCATGAGTGAGCAAACGCCCGACATCCTGCGTAGCTTCGTCGAACTGCCCGCGGACCTGCCGCGGGAGATCGAAGTGCTGCGCGCAGGGCAGTGGACGCACCCGTGGTATGGCGAGATCATCATCACCGCGCAAGACCTCGAGCAGTTCGTCGCGAACTTCACCGACCGCGTGCTGCTGCGTGACATCCCCTTCGACATCTCGCACATGGACGCGGAGGAGGGGGCGCCGGGGTGGGTGCGCGGGATGCGCAGCGACGGGACCTCGCTGTACGCGACCATCGAATGGACGGACTACGGCGAGCGGCTGATCATGAACCGGCGGTTCCGCTATGTGAGCCCCGAGTTCTACACGGTGTACCGGCGGCCGAGCGACAACCAGCGCTTCAATAACGTGCTCAGCAAGATTGCGCTGACGAACGACCCGTTCTTCCGGGAACTGACGCCGATCACGGCGACGGCCGGGGGAGCGGACTCGCTGCTCATGTTTGTGGACCGAGGAGGCAGTGCCATGCCCGAGACGACCCTGCAGACGCCCCCCGAGACGCCCCCTGAGACGACCACCGCCACGGCGGCGCCCCCGGCGGCGGCAGCGGCCGGCGTGACGCCCGAGCAGTTCGAGGCCGTCATGGCCAGCAATCGGGACCTCACGGCGCGGCTGGCGGCCGCGGAGGCGCAGGGCGCCGCGACGGCCCGGCAACTGGCGACGAACGAGCTGCACCAGCGGTTCGCGGCGATGCGCTTCGGCGCCCGGCAGCAAGGGCGCCTGTCGCCGCAGCGGTGCGAGGAGGCGGTGAGCCTGGCGCTGCTGTGCGAGGCCGCGCCGCCGACCGAGAACGGCGCCGTCGTGCGCGGCAGCGACGGCCAGCCGCTGCCCTCGATGCGGGAGCGCTTCATCGCCTTCGTGGCCGGACTGGCCGACGGCATCGTCGAGGAAGGGCAGCGCGCCGCGGTCGTGAACGCCGAGGGCGGCGGGGCGCCGGAGCGCTATGCGGAGGCCGTGGCCGCCTACCGGAAGGAGCACGCGGAGGCGTCCTATGCCGACGCCTGCAAGGCCGTGAATGCGGCGCACCCGGAGCTGGCCGAGGCAGCCATCGGCACCAGCCAGTAAGCAACGGGGCCGGCACGGCCCGAGGAGATGATCCGCATGTCCGTGAGCACCCCCGTACTCGATCTCTCGATGATCGCCGGCGCGGACCTGTCCGGCAGCCAGTACCGCGTGGTCAAGCTGGACAGCACGGCGCGGCAGGTCGTGATCTGCGGCGCGAGCGACCGGCCCTTCGGCGTGCTGCAGAACAAGCCGGCGGCCGGCGAGGCGGCAACGGTGCGGCTGCTGGGCACGACGAAGATCGTGGCGAAC